GTTATCAATCTTCTCATCTACTAACGTCTGTTCCATTGCCGAATCATCAAATGGCAATTCTGTAAACCATTTGGGTAGTCGTAATTCATCAACAGGATATGCTACACTTGTAAACCCTAATGGATTACTTTTAAGTTTACAAACAACAACCTTCATGCCATCAATAATTTTTTGACTATACTGGTCACCGTTTACTCTACGCAAATAGTTGTAGTTCAATGCCGCTCTTACGTGACCGGGCATGTTAGCTCTGCCCGTACTACTCTTAGCTTCTAAGTCACCGTACATCGTAAGTTTGTTTACACCTTTAGGTGAACCTTTAGTCCAACTATCTTGTGCAGTTAGTATACGCTTGAAGTCTTTTACTGCTTCAATAACTTCATCACGACCCTTACCTTGTTGAAGAACCATCTGTAGTACATTCATTAAGAACTCTTGTACATACTTAGGAGTATCAGCACGTTTCAAATCAAGACCCATAGCTTTGATATCGCCTAGTTGTCCGTCACTATCTTTACGTTTACCCTCTTTATCAAAGATGTTAATAGCATAACGCTTCTTAACAATAAAGATAGCACGATCACCAATCAATTCACGACCAGCTTTAATGATAGCTCCGTTCTTTCTTGGAGCATGAAATGCACGTTCCATGAATGCTGGAAAACTTTCATTTGCTTGTTCAGCAATACCATCATATAGACCAATGCAAGTTTCTTTATTCCAATCTAATAGACCAGAGTCAATCTGTGGCTTTAGTGTTGGATAAGCAGTGAAGTAACAACTATCAGTATCACCATAAACAATAGCATTGCCTTCATGTGAATAGATACCTTCAACTGTTTCATTGATGGTACTCATCATATGTTTAACAATTTGTCTTCCAGATAATGTTACACTTTGACCGATACGCTTGTCATAAAAACGACAATGTTCATTTAACAATGCACCGTATGCTGAATTAAGTAAAATCTTACGTACAAGTTGTCGCTTGTCATAATAATCAAACATATCAGTACCATATGCTTCTTTAGCTTGTTTCTGAATAGCTTTACGTTCTGTATACCAACGTGTGAGTAGACCGGGAACAACACCTTCTTTTTCATAAGTAAAGATAGTACCATTAGCACTTAACATCCAGGGCTTATGACTATCAAATATCATCTTCCAGATTTCTGCCGCACTCATTTCTACACTACGACCATCTTCAAAATCAACAGTAAGAATAGTACCACGTTCTTGGTTCATAATTGCGGTGTACTCTAATGCACCGAATAAATTTTCCCATAGAATAGATCCTGTAACTGCATCATCGCCTTCTTTGTGACGTTTCTTTTCACTAGCTAATCGTACACCTTTGTCAAGCATGTATTTGTCAGTGATTGTTTGTCTGACTTGAGCAACGATGGTTTCACCTGCCATGTTGAGGGCACGAATAACCGAGGGATAGAGTGAGTTAATGTCAACTGCTCCGACATATTCATGCATACCTCTTTTCGGCGTAGCAACAAAGGCACCTGCTGCCTGCTGGACATCTTCTTCATTTTCAACCTTTCGTTTTTTATCTGGAACTACTAAGCCACGTTCATGGGCCTCATTAAAAATTGCCATCTCAATCATTGCCACAGAACCCATTACTGTTGGAAGCAGTACTGTGTTCTCATGTGCAAGTTGATTAGCTAATTCTAAAAACTTAAGTTTGTTGTGAATCTTTACCAACAACATAGTATCTTGCCTATTGTATTCAATGAACTTTTTGAAGTCTTTGTTATACAGTTGGTCAAGAGTACCTTCATATTGTGTTTTGTTCTCACCGACTTCCATCTCACCGATACTGTCAAGCTTATAGCTATGGCGTGATTCATAGTTATACTTTTTGTACAGTTGTAGATAGTCTAAATGAATACGACCTACTAAGTCATAAGTTGTTTCACTTTTACCAAAACGTTCATATTCTCTAGCTTTAGGTAATTGACCCATCAAGCAAAACTTGCGAGTATCATCTTTACTCATCACTCTAGTAACACGATTAACCATGTAGGGTATGTCATAGCCCTCTGAGTTCCAACCAGTCAATACATCAGCATCATCTATTAATTGAAAGAAAACATCAAACATTTCCTTCTCTGATTTGAAAAGCATTGTATTCTCAAACTCATTAGTGATTTCTTGGGCTGTTTCACTGCTCATATGTTTCGGAGCAATCACTAGTGTAATGCATTGGTCTAGCCAATCTAAGTAACAACTAATAGCTGTAACAGGATTGAATGGATCACTTGTAGGACTGAAACCCTTTTCAGGATCAAAGTCTACCTCAATGTCAAAGAAGCAAGTATGAAGTTTAGGAGCATCAATGCCAAGATAGTTTTCACTTAGACAGCGAAAGACTACCGGTACATCACTTTCAAATAATTTCTTACCTGAATGAATGCGTCTTTCTTTTTCAAACTCTTGTCGTTTGCGAGTGCTGAAACGACTGACTGGATTGCCATAGATGCTACGATGTTTACCTTTATTATCAGGATAATACAATACGTAGTTAGTAGGGTATTCTTTGTATTGACGCTTGCCGTTATTATCCCTCTCTACAACATAGATACGGTCTTCGTCTTTACTGTGAATAGCATCCACATATGACATTACAAGGTTTTTCCCACAGTTTCTAGGATGGTATTGAGTTCATCATGATCCTTGTTAGTCTGACCCAATGAAGCTTTGTGTGCAATTTTAATTGCTTTCTTTAGTGTACTAGCTTTGATTTCCAGCTCATCGGCAACCGCCTTGATAGTGTCGTTTAATCCACCATTCAATGTATCAATTTCATGTAGTACATGCATCCCTTCATTTACGATTTGGGTAAGCTTAATTTTTGCTTCACCATTAAACGTTCTGTTATAATCTGACATACTTTCTCCTTAATTAATTAGTTAGTATACTTGATGTGTGTAGAGAAGTCAAGTATTTTGCTTACCTTCTACAATCTTTTTTACCAATTTAGGTAATCCTGGATTGACATGTAATGCATGTGGCATTAGTTCATTGCGAATATAGTTACGGGTATATCTAGAATTCTTATTTGATTCATCTTCAATCCAAGGTACATTGTGACTTTCGCACCAATAGATAAAATCTTCTTTTCTTGTAGTTAGAAATGGGCGTAATACATTGTTTCTTGTTAATGGAATCACTTTGGGTGTACCATGAAGACATGACCAGATATATGTTTCTACACAATCATCTAAATGATGACAGGTGATGACTGGCCCAAGACCACTTAAAAATTCATAGCGTTCTCTACGCCAGTATTCTTCTTGACTTTCTTTGCTATTTTTTTGACTACGAGGTGAGCCGTATAGCATAACAATACTATGTTCACCACAATATCTGGAAACAAATTCTGCGGCTTTTTCACCGTTTTGTGTTCTGTGATTAAAATGGGCAATAGTGATATCATGTTTACGACTTAGAAAGTCAACTACTGCCATGCTATCTACACCCCCGCTACATGCGACTGTGATACTTTTGGGTAAGGGTACGGTTAACTTAATCATTTATCTATTGTAACATAGAATGATTAAGTTAGCAATGATTGTGTATAAGTTGTTTAACCGTAACTTGCGGCTGCTAGTAAAAATCTAGCAGTACCAACACCTGTTGTATCAGTAGCAACAACTCCGGTATTTGATACTAGATTAGTCATTGATACTACGCTAGGACTTACGCTGTATCCATATCCAAATATAGCTTTATCTGTGCCATAACCTGCGGCTGCTAAACCATCTCTAGCAGTACCAACCCCGGTTGTATCAGTAGCAACAACACCTGTGTTTGATACTAGATTGGTCAATGAGACATAGGTGCTTGTATATCCATATCCAAATAATGCTTTATCTGTGCCATAACCTGTAGCGGCTAATCTACCTCTAGCAGTACCGACACCTGTAACATCATTACCAACAACACCTGTGTTTGATACTAGATTGGTAATTGACAAATTGATAGAACTATCATTGAGGCCGTAACCAAATACAGCTTTATCTGTGCCATAACCTGCTGCCGCTAAACTTTTTCTAGCAGTACCAACACCTGCAGTATCAGTAGCAACAACACCTGTGTTTGATACTAGATTGGTAATTGAAAGTGCAGTACCGGCAGAGTTTTGTCCATAACCAAAGACAGCTTTATCAGTTCCATAACCTGCAGTTGCAGGTTCAAACCTTGCAGTGCCCACACCTGTAACATCATTAGAAACAACACCTGTGTTTGATACTAGATTGGTCATTGATACTGCCCCAGTACTAAATCCATAACCAAATAATGCTTTATCTGTGCCGTATCCTGCGGCAGCTAGATAACGTCTAGCAGTACCGACACCTGTAACATCATTACCAACAACACCTGTGTTTGATACTAGGTTGGTCATTGATACATTAGTAGAAGTATATCCATAACCAAATATAGCCTTATTACCAGCTGGTGGTGCAACTATAGTAAATCCACCACCATTTAATGTTATACCACCTGTTATTGTTATTGACATTTTTTAACCTTTATTGAAAAATTTCTGGATGCATTTTGCCAAATATTTTCATATATTTGCCCGCCATCATATCCGCTTCTGCTTCTATTGGACTACCCGGATAACTATCACCCGGCTTAATCCTATCTAATTCACCCTGACGCACATGAGTTAACTCATGGAATACAGTACGCAATATATCTACTAAATTTCTATTGGCACAATAAACCCATACTTCACCCGTATCTGGATTGTGTCTACCAGTATGATGACCTTCTTGTGCTTCATCACTATCATAACTAAACTCTATTTTTGGGGTACTTTCTAAATTCAACTTCTTACTTGTCCAAGCAAGAAACTTCTTTACAATAGGATTATTATTTAAATCTTCTTGTTCAGATTCTTTAATGACATCTTTATATGATTTAATTGGCGGGTAAGATTTCTTAGGGAACGCTGTTTTATACGCATTTGCTACTTTTAACGCTTGCGCTTTGGTTTTATCTTGAGCCGCCACAGTTGGGGCTCCATATTGTTTTAATGTTTCCGGATCATATCCTTTATGTCTAGCAGAAATTTTTAATTTTCTTAATCCTTTAGCTTGAATTTGTGCTATCCTAGCTGTAGATAGTCCTAACTTATTGGCAATTTCTTGTAATGTCAAATCATACCAAAATTTTAAAATTAATATTTTTCTTTCGTTATCATCTAATAGGTCTAAGCCATTTTGAATAATCTGTTTAATATTATTATCTATTTCAGGATCTTCACCAGCTGGATCTTTATATGGTACTCGTTCTGCCCTGTTATAAATATCTTCCGGATCATTTAATGTCGGCATTTTATTATAGGATCCGCGATATGTTGTACCATCTGGGTTGTAATGTCGTCCTCCAACCTCATCTAGTTTATCTTTAATCCAACTGTCTGGAGTTTTATGATATTTTTTAACAAACAAATCATGCAATGCATCACCGGTTATACGATGTTTCTTTGCTATCTTTTTCATTAACTTATCAATGGTATTATAGTCGTGCTTCTCTAAGCTAGGAAGTTTCTTAGCTAGTTCAGTTGCGGCTGATTCGTATAGTTCTATTGCTCTCATATTAGTATTTATGCTCACTTATAAGGTCCAATAGCGAGTTGGATAACTTAAGGCAGAAGCCGCCTACACCACGGTAACTAGTACCGGTCCTAAGGTGTGTTAGTTACACCAAGAAGTTTTAGCTTCTCCGTAGTATTCTCTTGCAAATCCATTCTGTATTAACATCATTCTTAAACTTTGTCCATCAAGTATTATATCACCCAGTACACGTCCACCATACTTATA